CTCGGCGGGCACGTTCGACTACGGCACGATCACCTTCACGTCGGGGGTCAACAACGGCCTCACCTTCGACGTCAAGACCTGCGTCTTCGGGTCCCCGAACGTCATAACCCTGCTCGGCTTCATGGCCCAGGCTCCCGGCGTCGGCGACGCGTTCAACCTGTTCTACGGGTGTGACAAGAGCTACACCGGGTCCAACGGCTGCACGAAGTTCGCCAACACGTCGCACTTCAGGGGCTGGCCGTTCGTGCCGCAGGCCTCGGTGGCCGTATGACCGACCACTCCGCAGAGAGGCAGCGCCTCGTGGACGTCGCCATGACCTGGCGAGGGACCCCGTACGTCGACTGCGCCAGGGTCAAGGGTCCGAGGGGCGGCGCCGACTGCCTGACGTTCATCGTCGGGGCCTTCGAGGAGGCCGGACTGGTGGGCAACGTCGTCGTCCCGCGGTACACGCCAGACTGGTACCTGCACAACACCGAGGAGCTCTACCTCAACGGCCTGCTCAGGCACTGCGACGAGGTCGCGGAGTTCGAGCCGCTGCCGGGCGACATAGTCGTCTGGAAGTACGGCCTCTGCTTCGCGCACGGGGCCATCGTGACCTCCTGGCCGCTGGTGCTGCACGCCGTCAGGGACAGGGACGTGTACGCGGAGGACTACTCCCGCTGCACCAGCCTGCTGAAGATCCACGAGTACAGGCACCTCCGCAACCAGCCGCGGCCGAAGAAGCTGCTGCGCCTCAGGGAGTGGTGCTCATGAGCTTCCTGTTCGGCGGCGGCCAGACCAACGCGGTGGCGACCCCGAAGTACACGGGCATACAGCTCCAGACGTCGGCCTTCGGCGTCGCGGTCCCGATCATCTACGGCGCGACCCGCGTCGGCTGGAACCTCGGCGACTACCAGGACTTCAAGTCGGTCACCACGCCGACGAACAGCGGCGGCAAGGGCGTCCTCGGCGGCGGCGGCAAGGGCGGAGGCGGGAGCACCGTCACCTACAGCGCGAGCGTCATAGGGCTGCTCGGCGAGGGCCCGATCCACGCGGTCGCCAGCATGTGGATCTCCCAGACGCAGAAGGCCGGGCACACGGGCTTCGACCTCATGACGGGCACCCTGGCCCAGTCGGCCTGGTCGTACTTCTCCAGCAAGCACCCATCGCACGCCCTGAGCTACAGCGGCTACGCCTACATGGGCGCGGCGAACTACGACCTCGGGCCCTCCGCCAACCTGCCCAACATCAACTGGGAGGTCCTGGGCATCCTCTGGAACACGGCGCCGGGGACCTACGGCGGCAACGGCTGCGTGACCGGCGGCGACGCCGACCCGAGCCTGGTCGTGCCCGACGTCCTCTCGAACGCGCAGTACGGCGCGGGGGTCCCGGCCGCCCAGGTCGGCCAGGTCAACAGCAACAACGAGACGTGGAGCGTCCCGGCGTCCGGGCCGTTCACGGTCACGGTCACGAACTCAGCGACGTTCAGCCGCAACCTGAACGTGGTCTACGCGGCGGGCGGGCTGCTCACGTGCGTCGCCTCGTCCCCCGCCGTCGGGCAGTACTCGTTCAGCGCCGGCGTCTACACCTTCAACTCCGCCGACCACGGCGCGTCCGTGAAGATCCGGTACGTCTCGATCGGCGCCCTGGCCTACTACCAGAGCTGGTGCCTCGCCTCCGGGCTCTGGATCTCCCCGGCCTACGTCACGCAGACCTCGTGCGCGTCGATGATCGACGACATAGCGCTGGCCACCTTCTCCGACGTCATCAGCACCTCGGGGTGCATCTCGCTGGTGCCACGCGGCTCGCAGACGTTCACCGCGAACGGCCACACCTACACCGCCCCGGGCGCGCCTCTGTTCAACCTGACAGAGGACGACTTCATGCCGCAGGGCTCGTCGTCGGGCTCCTCGGTCTCGGACCCGGTGGTGGTCAGGCGCACCCGCCAGTCGGACCAGAACAACGTGGTCCGCATCGAGGCCTTCGACCGCGCCAACCAGTACGCCACGACGATCGTGGAGGCCAGCGCGCAGGCCCTGGTGCAGAAGTTCGGCAGGCGCCCGACGTCGAGCAAGTCGCTCCACCTGTTCTGCGACGTCAACGCGGCCCTGACCAGCGCACACCTCCAGCTCCAGGACGAGTTCATCCTCAACGGCTACGACTTCGCGCTGGACGAGCGCTACATCCTCCTGGACCCGACGGACGTCGTCACGCTGACGGACACCAAGTACCCCAACATGACCCAGGTCCCGGTCAAGATCAGGGAGCTGACAGAGGACTCCAACGGCATCATCTCGGTCGTCTCCGAGCACTACCCCGGCACGGTCGGGTCGGTGCCGACGCTGACCCTCAACACCGGCAGCGGGACGATCCAGAACTTCGACGTGGACCCGGGCAACACCCTGGCCGCCGTGTTCGACGTGCCCGTCCAGATCGTCAACGTCCTGGGCCTGGAGAGCTGGGCCGCGGTGTCGTCGGCCTCCGCCAACCCGAACTGGGGAGGCTGCGACGTCTACGTCTCGACCGACCTCGGCGCCTCGTACTTCAAGCAGGACACGATCGTCGGGCAGAGCCGCCTCGGCGTCCTGACGGCCACGCTGCCTAGCGGGTCCGACCCCGACACGACCGACACCGTGTCCGTCGACCTGACCAACAGCCTCGGGGCGCTGCTCAGCGGCACCCAGTCCGACGCGGACAACGGGACCACGCTCTGCTACGTCGACGGCGAGTACCTATCCTACGAGACGGCCACGCTCACCTCCACCTACAACTACAACCTGGGGACCTACCTCCGCCGCGGCATGTGGGGCTCGACGGTGTCGTCGCACGCCATCGGGTCCTTCTTCGCCCGCCTGGACAACCAGGTCGTGAAGATCCCCTACAACGCGACGGACGTGGGGCGCACTCTGTACCTCAAGTTCGTGTCCTTCAACATCTACGGCGGGGGCCACCAGGACATCACGACCCTGACGCCCGTCGTGCACACGATCGCAGGCCCGCCCGTCCCGCCGCAGGTGCAGAACTTCTCGGCCGCGCAGAACGGGGACGCGATCGCGCTGTCCTGGACCGACCTGAACATGGTCGGCATCGTCGGATACGACATCCTGTACGGCCCGACGACCGGCACGGTCGCCACGGCGAACCTCCTGACTGAGGCGACGAGGCAGACCGCCGAGACGACCGTCGGCATCCCCCCGGGCACCTGGAACATCTACATCCGCGGCCGCAACATCGCGGGCCAGGTCGGCCCCGCGTCGCAGGTCACGGTCAACGCCATCAACTCGAACACCACCATCAAGCAGGTGAACTACGGCCCGGACTGGCTCGGGACGAAGACCCGCTTCCTGGTGCACCACACGGGCGTGCTCGTGCCGGACTGCCAGAAGCTGGCGAGCTTCTTCACGAATGCCCAGCTGTTCGAGAAGGCGGCGGGAGGGGTGTTCGACTACCAGGCCGTCAACCCGATATACCAGCCGGCGACGATCGACCTCGGCTTCTCGTCGAGCGTCCGCGTGTTCTACAACCCGAGCCTGATCGACGCCGACCTGAGCGGCGGCGTCCCGGTGAGCACCAACTTCCTCGACGCCTACCAGGTCACGGACCCGCTGACGTACCTGCCCTGGAGCGTCGGCTACGTGACGGCCAGGTACATCAACTCCCAGCTGCAGCTGGACACCACGATCACGGACGGCATCGTGACCCAGTGGTCGCTGACGATCGACGCGGCCCTGGTGGACCAGACGGAGAACAACTTCGCGGTCGGGTCGTCGGGGACGACGCTCGTGTTCGCCTCCCAGGTCCCGCCGATCGGGCCGTTCCACGTGGCGCCGAACGTCATCGGCACCCCGGCCGACACGAACGGGACGAGCGTTGGCGTGTCGGGGATAACCCCGACGCAGTGCTTCGTGCAGTACTTCAACGGCGTCGCGGGCGTCGCCGGCAACGTCAACCTCCGCTTCGCAGGGAACTAGACCATGGCAGGCACCTTTCCGTCCTCGACCTACCGGGGCACGTCAATAGCGGTGGAGAGCGGGTCGAGCTATCCGCTCGGCATCGACGCGGCGATCAACGCGCTGCTGC